AGGCGAAGGGTGCTGAACGCAGTGCGTAACGGGAACGCGCATGATCTCGGAACCTTCGATCTCACGCACCTTGCGCTCCCTGTCGCGTCGGGCATCTACATGATCCTGAACGTCGTCACGGGGCGCGTATACGTCGGAAGCGCGCTCAATTTGAGCCATCGCATCCGCGACCACCTCCGCGATCTGACACGTGGGTCGCACCGCAACATCGTCTTGCAAAGATCGTGGCGGAAACGCGGCGGCAATGCTTTCCATTTCTCCGTCTTGGAGCTGGTGGAACGGAAGACGAGTCTCATTCATCGCGAGCAGTTCTACATCAACTTCTTTGGCGCCACAACGAAAGCGAATGGATACAACATGGCGCCAAAGGCTGGAAGCCAGCTCGGCCTAAAGCGCCGTCCTGAGTCGAACGCCGCTACCGCGGCAGGTCTGCGCGGTCGGACTTTGTCGGACGAGCGTAAGGCAAAGAATGGAGAGTGGTGGCGCTCACTCTCCGAAGAGGAGCGACGCGCGCATCTTGAAAAGCGACGCGCTGGTCTGCGCGCCGCGCACGAGCGCAAAGGCGAGGAAGGCCGCAAGGCGGTCGGCGCAATTATCGCCCGCACTCTGACGGGCAGGAAATTGTCACCAGATCACGCGGAGAAGGCGCGGGCCGCAGGAAGACAATCCGCAACTGACCCGGCGGTACAGGCGCGCCGGCAATCCGGCCTCGTCGCCTACTGGAGCGGTCCGGCAGGACAGGCTCGCATTGCTGCGCGCCGTCAAGGAAAAGGATAGATATGGCTGGGTCAGCGCGGCTCCTCGTAGAAATTGCCGCCTCGACGGCGACGTTCCAGGCTGATCTCGGCAAGGCGGCGGCTGTCGCGGAGGCCAATGCGCGAAAGATCGAAGCGTCACTGAATAACGCCTTCGCGTCGGTCAAGTCTAGCCTGCTGGGGCTGGCCGCATCACTTGGGGCCGGTCTTACGGTTCACGGTTTCGCGGAGATGATTAAATCCGCGATCGACGCGCAGGCCGAGCTTGGAATACTCGGCGAGCGGGCGGGGATTTCCGGCGCGCAGTTGTCCAGCCTCAGTCAAGCCGCTAGGTTGAGCGGAACCGGGATGGAATCCATCGCGGACCAGTCGGCGAAACTCTCCAAGGCCTTGCTTAGTTTTGGAGACGAAGGCGCAAAGTCGACGATCGTTCTAAGGGCGCTTGGCGTCACCGCAAAAGAAGTCCCGGGCCTTCTCGCCGATCCGGCGGAGGCGCTGTTCAGATTGGCAAAGCTGCTCAATGAGCTTCCCGAAGGCGGGACGAAAGCGGCGGCGCAATTGCTCATTTTCGGAAAAGCCGGCGGTAGTACGGCGGCATTCCTGAACGAGTTGGCGAAGCAGACGGAACTGGTCACCACCCGCACCAATGAGCAGGTCGCAGCAGCACGGGAGTTCAACGACCGCTTGACGCTGCTGGCGATTCGCAGCGACGAAGCTAGAACGGCGCTTGCTAATGGATTGTTGCCGACGCTGGGCGACATACTCACGGCATTCACGGCGCTAACGGGTGGAGCGGGCGGCGCAAAGGACAAGATTGGAGAACTGGCGGCTGATGGATCGTTGAAAGAATGGGCGCGCGATGCGGCGCTTGTTGTAGGCACGCTTGCCGAATCGCTGATATTTACGGCGCGTGCGGCATTGGCCGTTATAGGATCGTTCAAGGTTGCGGCGGCCGAAGTAGAATTAAATCTTGCCGCCTCTGGTGCGCCGAAGAAAAAGCCGACCGGGGAATTGGGATTCACTCGGGACGAGGCGGATAAGGCGAACGCGGAATTCGACGCGGCGCTGAAGAAGCGCAACGACACCCTCGCCGCTGCGAACAAGGCGTATCAGGATTTGTGGAATAAGAACGGCGCGTTCGTCACTGATGCGCTGAATAAGCAATTCGCTCTTAGTGATGCGGCGGCCAAGGCGCAACGTGATCTGCCGCAGAATGCCGACCGTCTTGATCGGCTCAACATCTCGACCGCCGAATCGGCGGGGAAGGCGGCGGCGGCGGCGGCGGCGGCGCGAGCGAAGGCGGTGCAGAGTGCGCTAGACAAGGGCAACACGGGATCTGCGTCTACTGTCGACGAGTTTACGCGATCATTGGATGCGGTTGCCAAGATGGCCGCCGTAGCCAAATTGGAACTGCATGGGGCGTTCGCAAACGAGGAAATCACCAGCGCGCAGCGGGCGCTCGCCGCGCTGCAAGCCGACGACTCGTGGGCGAAGTTCACGGAAAACCAAAAGACGACCATCCGATTCGCCTACGAGGGCGTGATCGCGACCCAGCAGGAAACGGCGGAATGGAAAAAGAAGCGCGAGGAAACGCAGAAACAGATCAAGGTCTTTGAGGATATCGCAGCGGCGCAGCAGAAGGCGAAGGAGTCCTTCACGCAAACACTCGGCAACTATGCCGAGGCCAACGACACGTTCGTGCGGCAGATCGAACTGATCGGCGCCGACGATCTGGCGCGGCAGAAGTTGGTCGCGACCATCGAATACGAGCGGCTGCACAAACAGGCGCTCATGGCAGACGACGTGAAGGGCATGGAAATTCTCGATAAACAGTACGCCCGGCGACTCAAGCTACTCGAACTGTCCGACGCGACGGTCAAGCGCATCCAAGACGAGATCGACATTGCCCGCGTATTCCAGGACGCGTTCAGCGGCGCGTTTACTGAACTCATCACCGGCGCCAAGAGTTTTGCTGATGCCTTCAAGTCGATGGAAAAAAGCATCGTCGCGGGGATCAGTCGGATCGCTGCCAACAAGATCGGCGACGCGCTGTTCGGCGGGGCGACAGCGGGAGGCGCGGCGGGCTTTAGTGGGCTGCTGTCGAAACTCTTTGGCCCTTTCGGCGGCGCGGGGGCGTCTGCTCCGTTCGACAGCGGCCTAACCGGCGGATTTCTTGCCGGCGGCGCCGACTTTGCCCGCGGCGGGCCTACGATGGTCGGCGAGCGCGGCCCGGAGATCGTCAACCTGCCGCGCGGCTCGCGGGTGACGCCAAACAACCAGCTCGGCGGCAACGTCATCAACATTTCGGTCGCGGTTGATGGAGCGACGACGCGGGCGACTGCCGACCAGATCGCAACCCGTACCGGCGCCGCGGTGCGTCGGGCAATGGCCCGGAATGCCTGATGGCTTTCTACGAGGTACAATTCCCGTCGACGATCAGCTTCGGCGCGCAGGGCGGGCCGGCCTACAAGACCGATGTTGTGGTGGTCTCGTCCGGGGCCGAGACTCGAAACGTAACGTGGGCGCAGGCTCGCCGCCGCTATAACGTGGCGTTCGCGGCGCGGTTGCCGACGGCCTCGGATGCGGTCAAGGCGTTTTTCCACAACATGCAGGGCAGCGCGCATGGGTTTCGGTTCAAGGATTGGACCGATTACTCGGCGACGGCGAGCGAGGGCAAATTCACGCTGCTGACGTCGACCACGTTCCAGGCGTACAAGCGGTACACGTCGGGCTCGCAGACCAACGACCGGATTATCCAGAAGGGAATCGCAACCTGGTCGATTACCGGCGGCTCGGGCGTGAGCGTGAACTACAACACCGGCATCGTCACCGTGTCCTCTGGCACACCGACCGCCTGGGCCGGGCAGTTCGACGTGCCCTGCCGGTTCGACACTGACGAACTCACCGGGACTATCATCGACAAGTCGGGGGCGGAGTTCATCACCGGCTGGGACTCGATCCCGATCGTCGAAATCCGGGTCTGACGATGCGCACCATCGGCGCGACGCTGGCGGCGCACATCGGCAGCGAGGTCACGACGCTCGCCACGTGCTGGAAGATCACCCTCACCAACGCCACGGTCAAGGCGTTCACCGACCACGACTCGAACGTGATCGTTGGCGGCGTCACGTACCTCGCGGCAAGCGCGTACACCGCATCTGACGTGGACACCGCGGGCGAGCTCAACGTCGACAACCTCGAAGTCGCCGGGTTCATCTCCTCGCCATCGATCACCAAAGCGGACCTGCTCGCCGGACTGTGGGACTACGCCGCGATCGAAATGTTCCTCGTCAACTGGGCCGCGCCGACTACGGGCACCATCATCCAACGCTCCGGCGTTCTGGGTGAAGTCACGCTCGATCGCGGGCAATTCAAGGCCGAGCTGCGCGGGCTGATGCAGGCGTACACCGCGACCCTATGCGAGCTAACCTCGCCGCCCTGCCGCGCCAATCTCGGTGACTCTCGCTGCGGCGTCGCACTCGGCCCGTTCACCGTCACCGGCGCCGTCACGGCCATTTCCGCCGACAACCTCACGCTCGGCGATACCTCGCGCACCGAGGCAGGGCCTACCGGCGGCATCGCCATCTCCGGCATCACCCAAGCCAATCCCGGCGTCGTCACGCTCGCCAGCACGATCGATCTGGCCGTTGGCTCGGCGGTCACTGTCTCCGGCGTGGTCGGCATGGTGCAAGTCAATGGGACAACCCTGTTCCGCAATCCCAATCTAGGCAAAACCACGTTCGAGCTCGGCGTCGACACGTCCGCGTATCCCGCGCGCACTAGCGGCGGAACCGTTACGCCGCTCGGCGGCGATTCTGGATATTTCGACCGCGGCGTTATCACGTTCACCTCGGGACCGAATACCGGACTGTCGCAAGAGGTGAAGAGTTACGTCACCGGCCAATTGACGTTGATCCTGCCGATGCCGTACACCGTCGCGGTTGGCAACACTTACTCGCTGATCGCCGGCTGCGACAAGTCGTTTCCGACCTGCCGCGATCGGTTCGATAACGTCGTCAATTTCCGTGGCGAGCCGTATCTTCCCGGGCTCGACAAGATGGTGCAGGTCGGCCGCAAGAGCGTATGACGCGCGACGACATCATCACCGAGGCTCGCCGTTGGCTCGGCACGCGCTGGCGGCACCAGGCGGCGATCCGCGGCGTCGGCTGCGACTGCATCGGCTTGATCGCCGGCGTGGCCCTGGCGTTGGGAAGTGCCGACGCGGCGGCGTTCCTCGATCATCCGGCCTATCGCAATTATGGCCGGCAGCCGGACCCGCGGATGCTGTTGTCCGCCTGTGCCGAACTGCTCGAGCCGGTGGACGAGGCGCAGCGCGGTGATGTATTGCTGCTACGCTTTACCGGCGAGCCGCAGCACTTCGCCTTTCGCTCTGATCCCGGCTACATGATCCACGCCTACACGGTCGCTCGGCGGGTGGTCGAGAATCGCATCGACAACCTGTGGCGTGGGCGCATCGTGCGCGCGTACTCGCTGCGCGGGGTCGCATGACGACGCTGGTGCTCGGCCTCGCCGGCGCGGCGATTGGCGGGTTCATCGGCGGTCCACTGGGCGCGTCGATTGGCTGGAGTCTGGGCTCGCTGGCCGGTTCCGCGCTCGACCCGCAGCGCATCGAAGGCCCAAAGCTAGCCGACAGGAAATTGCAAACGTCGGCCTACGGCACCGCCATTCCGATCGTGTACGGCTCGTACCGGCTGGCCGGTGCCGTGATCTGGCAGACGGATTTGGTCGAGCACGAACAGAAAAGCGGCGGCAAGGGCGGGCCGGAAACGACGACTTACACCTACAGCGCCAGCTACGCTATTCTTATTTGCGAGGGCGAAGCGCAGGACTTGCGCCGGATCTGGGCCGACGGGCGCCTGATCCGCGACCCGGACAGCGGCGCGGCCGATTTGCCGATCACCATTTACCTCGGCAGCGAGACGCAGTTGGCCGACCCGACCATCGAGGCGGCCGAGGGCGTCGGCGAGGTGCCGGCGCATCGCGGTAGCGTGTATGTTGTTTTCACCGACCACTACCTTACCGACTTCGGCAACCGGATTCCTAATCTGGAGTTCGAAGTTGTGTTCGGCACGCGGACCAATTGCCCGCTGGTGCAGACCGTTTATCTGCCGACCTCGGGCGAGTGGTTCGCCACGGGACAAATGGGCGGCGGCAATAACGGCGCTCCTGCTCCCTACATCGACTCATGGAATCCGAGTACGCCAACGGTTGAGCCGGTTGTTAGCGCCAGCGTTCCGACACTTGTGAGTGATACCGGCGGCACCGGGCAATATGCGTGGTCGGTGGCGATTCATCCGGGTCCGATGCACCGCATCGGAAAAGTGGATTATCGGATTTGGATGCAGCAGCGGCCGATCGGGACCAATCCGCAGGATGACTTTGCGCTCGGTGCGGGTACGGTGTCGATCGAAAAGTCAGGACCGATTTATATCTATCATGAAAGCCACGCCACCATTGATGTGGGGATTAGCTGCGGAATCCCGGTCGAGCACGCGGTACAGGGTACTGTCGGTTCGGTGGATAACATTCGGCTATTTGTGTTTACGCGAATAGGCGCAGCCGGAGGCGATTTTCTGGCGACGCATTGGTGGGAACTCGTCAATGGCAAGGTGCAGCGGTCGGGCACGGTGAGCCCATCGATGGTCGTCGGAAACGGACCGTTTTCGTCTGCTGGCGCGTTCGGTTTTGGACCGTGGGAAGCAGAAAACAATGGCCGCTACTTTTGGGCGCAAAACGGCACCGCGTCACCCGGCGGTGTGAGTTGCTACCACATCGACGATGCCGGAAATCTGGCGCAGATTTGCAGCACGCTGGCTTTCGGCGAGGAGCGCGACGACGCGAATAACCTGATTTTTACGATGAGCGGAGCCGTGCGTGCGGCAGAA